CTGGAACTTGCTTGCAATTGTCCGTATCATCACAATAAAAAATTGTTAGATCCGAGTGGACTGTCTGACACGTAGTCGTTCCAAGCGCCAGGGTGCTGAGCGCAAGAGCGGCAATCCGCAGCTGGCAGCGTTCGCCAAGGGCCTGCAGCGGCATGGGATCGAGCCGGTCCGGAAGCTGTACAGCGACCGGCCTGAGCCCTGCAACGTGGCGGTCGCCTGGGCGTTCAGAAATCGCCGGCTCGTTGACCAGCAGAGGCTGACCGGCGGTCGCTTTCTGACCACCGAGCTCGGCTATGTCGGCGATCGAGAGGCCTGGACCAGCCTCGGCTGGGATGGCCTCAACGGCAAGGCCGACTTCGGCTTCGGCGGACCCTGGCATCAATCCGAGAGATCGGCCGACCCCAAGCGCTGGCAGACGCTGTTCCCGGACCTGGTCAAGCCATGGCGTGTGAACAAGGACGGCTATGTGCTGCTGATCGGACAGGTGGAGGGCGACGCGGCTCTGCATGGGGCCGACATCAGGCGCTGGTACGTCGCCACGGCCAGGGCGGCTCAGCGCGCCTACCGCCGGCCGGTCATGTTCCGGCCGCATCCCAAGGGCAGCCTCAGGCAGATGCCGCTGGTTCCCAACGCGCGCGGGTCCAGCCTGGAGCAGGCGCTCGAGGGAGCGATGGTGGTGGTCACCTTCAGCTCCAATGCCGGGGTGCTGGCGGCGTTGGCCGGTGTGCCGGTGGTGACCCTGGACCCTGGAGCGATGGCCTGGCCGGTTGCAGGGCACGAGCTCGGCGAGCTGGTCACGCCGGACCGGGAGGAATGGTGCGCGCGCCTGGCGTGGTGCCAGTGGAGCCTAGATGAGCTCGCGAACGGCGAGGCCTGGGCGCATATTGGGAAATTCGCAAATGGATCTGTCTGACATCATGGCCGAGGCGATCAGGCCGCAGCCGCGGCTGAAGCTCAGCGACTGGGCCGAGCGCCGCCGGCGGCTGACTTCGCGCGAGGCGGCCGAGCCCGGCCCATGGCGGAACGAGCGCACGCCGTACCTGCGGGAGATCATGGACTGCCTGTCGGTCGAGCATCCCGCGCGCACGGTCGTGTTCATGGCCGGGGCGCAGGTGGGAAAGACCGAGATCGGCCTGAACTTCCTGGGCTACATCATCGATCAGGGGCTCGGGAACACCATGGCGGTGCAGCCGACCCTGTCTCTGGCTCAGCGCTGGTCGACCCAGAGGCTGTCTTCGATGATCGATCAGAGCAGCCTCGAGATCATGGATTCCAAGATCGCCGGCGGCTCCAACACCATGCTGCTCAAGGTGTTCAACTCCGGCGTCCTGATCATCACCGGGGCGAACAGCGCGGTCGGACTCAGATCCATGCCGGCCAAGTACCTGTTCCTGGACGAGATCTCAGGCTATCCCGCAAGCGCCGGTGAGGAAGGCGATCCGGTGTCGCTCGCCGAACGGCGGACGGCGACCTTCCGGGCGGCCAAGATCTTCAAGTGTTCGACGCCGAAGCTCGAGGGCTCCTGCCGGATCACGACGGCCTTCCAGGAGACCGACCAGCGCTACTACCAGGTGCCGTGTCCCTTGTGCGGGGCCTTCCAGGTGCTGGTCGAGCCCAGGATCCAGTGGCCCAAGGGCCAGCACGATCTGGCGATGTACGTCTGCGAGCACTGCGAGGAAGGGATCGCTTCCCGCTGGAAGACCTGGATGCTCGAGCACGGCAAGTGGGTGCCGACCGTGGCCGATCCGGATCTGCAGCCGGGCTTCCATCTGGCCGGGCTCTATTCGCCTTGGCTGACCTGGGCGGACATCGCTCATGAGAAGCATCGGGCCAAGGAGGGTGGCGATGAGACCCTGCAGGTGTTCGTCAATGCGGTGGAAGGCCGGCCGTGGCGTGTTCAGGGTGATGCCATGAGCTGGCGATCCCTCTACGAGCGGCGTGAGAATTATCCGATCGGGACCCTGCCGGATCAGACCGCGGCGTTCGTGACTGCGGGGGTCGATGTCCAGCGCTACGGCCTGCATGTGGAGGTGGTCGCCTGGGCGGCCGACAAGCAGAGCTGGAGCCTGGACTACCGGGTGCTGCCGGGTGATCCAGATGCCGACATGGTGTGGGACGCGCTCTCCGAGCTCCTCGAGCGGCAGTTCGTTCACGAGGAATCCGGGATGACCCTGCCGATCGGCTGCATGGCGGTGGATTCGGGCTATGCCGCCTCGAAGGTCTACAACTTCTGCCGGCGCTTCTCGCCACGGCGGGTGATCGCGGTCAAGGGCCAGCAGCTGGAGGCGCCGCTCGGAATGCCGAAGCGGCTCGAGATCACCGGTCGGGGGGAGCGTCGCAAGCGCACCTCGGCGCTGGTCTGGCCGGTGGGCGTCGACTTCCTGAAGGCTGAGCTCTACGGGCTTCTCAAGCGGCCGAAGCCGACCGATGAGGAGCTGGCTGATGGCGGCCGGTTCCCCAATGGCTATTGCCATTTCCCGATGTACCAGGAGCAGTTCTTCCAGGAGATCACGGCCGAGCAGCTGGTTCAGATTGTGCGTCGGCAGACCAGGCGCACCGATCACATCTGGCAGCTGATTCCCGGTCGGCGTAATGAGGCTTTGGACTGTCGGAATTATGCTCGGGCAGCGGCAAGCCATTTGGGCTTGGACAATCTGGTCCAGCGACAGATCAATGCTCCAGATGAAGCTGCCAGGGCGGCAGATCGTGAAGCCAAGGCGCGCGAGGCCGCTAAAGCTGAAAGCGAACGTCGGATTGCCGAGCTGCGGGCCGGTAGGGATCAACCACCGCCGCCGTTTGACTTGCAACCGATCAAGCCTGCGCCTAAGGTAAAAACCCGCAGACCTGCGTTCCGGATGCGCCAGATGTTCTGAGGTGCGTTGTGATCACGATCGCCGAGCTCGATGTGATGATCGACACCCTAAAGCGGGCGATCTATACCGGTGCGGCGAGGGTTGAGTATCCGAATCAGGGTGCGGTGACCTACCGCAATTCAGCCGACATGAAGGCCGCCCTCGGCGACATGGAAGCCGAAAGAGCGGCTCTGCAGACGACCGGAATTGCTGTCATAGGCGGCGGCAGGCGCTGGTTTCGCTGCGTTGCGACCAAGGGTCTCTAGGCCATGCCGGCTCCGATTCAGATTCTGGGCGCCAACGGCTTCCCGATGGTTCAGGAGACCGGTTCTCCCTATGACGCGGCCAGTAGTCGCAAGCGGCTCAGGCTGTGGCGCCCGAGCGGGGCCAGCGCGAACGTCACGATCGCTTCCTCGGCGGCCATGCTGCGCAATCGGGCGCGCGAGCAGGAGCGCAATTCGGCCTGGATCGCGAGCCTGCTGGATTCGGTGGTCGCCAACATCATCGGGACTGGCATTCGGCCGGCCTGGGATGTGAGCGATTCCGGATTGCGCAAAGAGGTCACCTCGCTCTGGCTGGACTGGTTCGAGGATTCCGACGCCGATGGCATCCTGGACTTCTATGGCCAGCAGCGCCTGATCTGCCGCTCGATCATCCGGGACGGCGAGATTCTGGCCCGGCTCAGGCTGCGCCGGATCGACGACGGCATGGATGTGCCGATGCAGATCCAGCTGCTCGAGGCCGACCATCTGCCGCTCGAGCATGATCGGAACAACCTGCCGAGGAACCGGTACATCAGGCAGGGAATCGAGTTCGATCCGCTCGGTCGCCGGCGCGCCTACTGGATGTGGCCGAACCATCCGGGCGATGTGATCTATCCGGGGGTGACCAGCATTCAGGATCTGGTCGCGGTGCCTGCTGAGCAGGTGCTGCACCTCTATGTGCCTCAGCGGGCGGGTCAGGTGCGCGGAGTGAGCAAGCTGGCTCCGGCCCTGATCAGGCTGTTCTCACTTGGCCGGTTCGAGGACAATGAGCTTCAGCGCAAGGCGATCGCCTCGTCAGTGACCGGATTCATCAAGACCGACGATCAGGGCGCCCTCAACGAGATGCAGGGCGAGGCGTCGGACGAGCTGGTGTTCGAGCCCGGGAGCTTTGTCAGGCTGGCTCCCTATGAGGATCTGGTCTGGCCGAGCCTGCCGCAGACCACCGAGTACCAGGACTTCGTGCCGACCCAGCTGCGGGCGGCGGCGGCGTCTGCCGGTGCGACCTACGAGGCTATTTCGGCAGACCTGCGCGATGTGAACTATTCCTCGATCCGGGCCGGTCTGCTGGAGATGCAGCGACGCTGGTACTGCCTGCAGGCCGAGGTGATCCAGCAGTTCTGCAAGCCGGCGGTCAAGACGTGGCTCGAGCAGGCTGTGCTGAGCGGCTCCTTGAAGGTCAGCGATGCCCAGCTGCGCGAGCTCCGGCGCATTCGGTGGATTAGCCAGGGCCACAAGTGGGTCGATCCCCTCAACGAGGTGCGGGCCGAGCAGGAAGCGGTTCGGGCCGGCTTCAAGTCGCGCGACGCTGTGATCCTCGAGCAGGGCGTCAATCCGGTCGATCTCGATGATGAGCAGTCGGCCATCTTCAAGCGGGCCAAGGATCTGGATCTGACCTACACGACCGATCCGGGAGCAGTGGCACAGCCGCCGGCTCCTGCGGGGATCGCCTCGAGCCAGCCCTACACTCCGCCTGGGGGAGGGCAGCCTGCCATG